CCGGTGACGCGGGAGGCCTGGCTGGTGGACCTGCGCCGGGCGATAGATGATGAGGCAGATAGTTAGCGAGGCTAAGTAAATTGACCGACGTAAGCGAAGAGCGCGCCATCGAAATCGACCCCGGCTATGCAGCCGTCACCCTCCGCCGCTGGGAGAGCCATACCGGACGCAAGGCGGCGCAATTATGACCGGACGACATTCACGGATATGAGCTTAACCCAAAAGCAGCGCGTATGGCTAGATGAATACCTCAAATGCTGGAATGCCACCGAGGCAGCCCGGCGGGCTGGATACGCTTACCCCAACGTAGACGGGCCAAAAAACATAGTAAAACCTAGTCTAGCGGAGAAAATCCAACAACGGCTTGAAGAAAAGGCGATGGGTGCAGATGAGGCCCTGGCTCGTCTGGCAGACATCGCTCGCGGCGATATGGCCGACTTCCCCAGCCTCTCGACCGTTGCTGACCTGAAAGACAAAGACAACGCGCACATCGTCAAAAAAGTGCGGACGACCGCCCGGCAGCTAAAAGACGGAACTATCAAAGTGCGGACTGAGGTTGAGCTATATGACGCACTCCGGGCGCTTGAGTTGATAGGCAAGCATCACAAGTTGTTCACCGACAGGACCGAATACAGCGGGCCGGATGGAGGCCCCATTGTAATTAAAGGCTACTCCACCGTGTCGCCCGATGATTGGGACAGCGATGATAGCGACGATTGACCCAACCCCAACGAAAATATTTAAGCCGCTTCCCTGGCAAATCGCCCCGTGGCGCGACAAGTCCCCTGTGGTCTTGCTGACCGGTAGCGCGGGTGGCGGCAAGTCCCATCTGGCAATGGAGAAGGTTAACGGATTTTGTCTTAAATATCCTGGCGCATTTGCCTTGCTAACACGCAAGGTCAAGGCGTCGATGACCAGCGGGACGGCGCTGTTTTTCGAAGACGAGGTTGCGGTGTCAAAGGCCGAGAGCATTATGACCGGAGCCAAGCATTACCCGTCTAAGGCGAGATTCGAGTATGCCAACGGATCAATGGCCGTTTATATTGGCCTGGAAGACGAAAAGCAACTTGACCGGCTCAAGTCGATTGGGCGGCAGGGAGGCGTCGATATCGCTTTGATGGAAGAGGCAACCGAGTTTACCGAGCGCGATTTTAACGCTATTCGCGCTCGTATGCGGGGTCGGGCGGCAGATTGGCGACAGGTGATACTCGCGTGCAACCCCGACGCCCCGACACATTGGATCAATACCCGCCTTATCCTGAATGAGGAGGCGATTGTCTATTACTCCAAAGCGGCTGACAATCCGCACAATCCTGACGACTACCTTTCCACATTAGATAGCCTGACCGGTGTTGACCGAGAGCGGCTGTCGGAAGGCAAATGGACCCAGGCTACCGGCTTGATTTACGATGTCTGGTCCGATGGCCCCGACGATGGCAACGTCACTGAGGCGGCTGATTATATCCCTGACGGCGGTCCGGTCTTCTGGTCAGTCGATGATGGTTACTCAGCCGGCTCGAAGTTCCGTACCGGTATTGACCCCTCAACCGGTACGTTCTCAGCGGATGCTCACCCGCGTGTGATTGGATTTTACCAACTACGAGCTAACGGCCGGCTCTGTCGATTTGATGAGCTTTACCGTTGCAAGATGGTCGAGGAGGCTCAAGTTGAGGAGGCGCTGGGAATGGACTATCCTGAGCCGGATTACGCTGCCATTGACAGCAGCGCGGCTCAATTGCGTGGGCGCTTGATGGCAGCAGGTATCGGCACATTTCGAGCAACCCACAAAGTCGAAGAGGGCATCAAGGAGTTTCGGGGCTGGCTTGCCGCCGATGGTAACGGATTCCGGCGCTTTTTGGTTCACCCCCGCTGTCGTCATTTTCGGGCGGAAATGATATCATATCGATATGACGATAAAGGCAAGCCGGTAAAACAATTTGACCACGGACCCGACGAAGCCCGCTATATCACCTGGATCATGAGACACGAACGCCTATGATCTACCAGACCACCGACCTCACCCGTCTGCCTCGCATTATGCAGCTTTGCCGCCTTAATGCCGGGAAAACCCGGAGCCAGGCGGCGCAATGGCTCGGAACCAGGCGCAGGACCATCGAAGCGATTGAGAGCTGCCAGATTGACAAGGTGGCAATTGGCAAAGTGTTCGCGTTGCTGGGCTGGTACGGCTGCGGGGTGCGGGTGGAAGTGTATGAGCCGCCGAAGGTGGAGACGTTAGCGGATATGATAGAGGCGTTGGGTGAGTTGGGCTACAGTATAGATACAGGAGGGTGATGACATTGACAAAACGCAAACGAGCGAACTGGTCCAAGTGGCGACCTCAACTTATCAAACCGGAGTACCTGACTCTGGCAAAATTACGCCAGATGGGTAACACGAAGCTACTGGTCACCGGTCACACCCTGGCAGCTCTGGCGAAAAAAGAAACCGACCAGACCAAAAAAGAGGCGCTGACCAAGCTTGCCGCCTACGCGGTTCAGTTGCTCGAAGAGAGACAAAATGACACAACAGATGGATCAAACGAGAGAGCTTAAATACAGCGTCAAGCGCGGCGATGACAATGGCGTGATCCAGTTTATTATGCCAAGTTATTTATTTAACAACGCGCCCGCCTTGCCGCCGACGTTGCCCCGGACCAATGACCTGATTTTTGCCGGGTACAACAATCCCCGCGACCAGGTGCTGCTCAGTACCCCGCGCTTCGAAGCGCAGTGGGCTTCGGCTATTGGCATTGCCATCGCCAAGATGGTCTCAATGGCGTTCGAGATAGAGAGCGACGGACCCCGGCTCCGAGGGAAGGCCCAACATTGGCTCCTGAATGCCGGGGCTGATATGGGGCTCTTTGGCTGGGTGCCCTTCCTGTCTATGCACCTGCGCTCCTACCTGGGCGCAGGCCGGGCCTTTGTCGAAATCGAACGGGCCACGCCGGCACGGGGGTCAAAGGTGATTAACATCCACCACCTCGACCCGCTCCGATGTCGGTTGACCGGTGACCCCCAAGAGCCGGTCTATTATCTGAGTAACGACAATCAGGAACGCCCGCTGAAGTGGTATGAGGTAATGCCGATTATCGACCTGCCGGACCCCACCGGCGGCCAGGACGGGCAAGCGTTCAGCGCAACCGAGCGGGCCTATGGGCAGATTATCAAGCTGGCTGCCATCGAGCGGTATGTCTACGAAAAGGTTTCTGGGCAACGCCCGTTGGCTCTGTATTTTTTGGGGGGGGCGTCTCAGCGATGGGTAGAGGATGCCATCGAGGGGGCCAAGGAAGATGCCGCCCGCCGTAATCTGACAAGCTACATGGGCGCCGCCGTTAAACCGATACCGGGCGATGTGCCGTTGAACCTGGTTGAAATTCCGTTAGCCGAACTCCCCGACGGGTTTGACCCGGAGCGCGAGCGCAACCGGGCTGACCTCATCTATTCCAATGCCATCGGCCTTGACCCCCAGGATATCAACCCTGAGCTGGTTGGGCGGCAGGGTCTCGGCTCGACCGGTAACCAGTCGCTTGTATTGGCTGACAAAAGCAAAGGCCGAGGGTTGGCGGCGTGGCGCCAGCAGTTTACGCACAACCTGAACGAGCTGGCTTTATCGGACAAGGTGCTGTTTACCTTCTCCGAGATTGACCTGCGCGATGAAGAAGTAGCGGCGGGCATCAAGAAAACACGGGCAGAAGCGCGGAAAACCCAGGTTGAGAGCGGAGAAATTACGCCAGAACAGGCGACGAATTTGGCCGTTGATGAAGGGGACCTGCCGCGCGAGTTTGTGCGTGCGGATATCACCGCCGGCGGGACACTGACCGACACCGATAAACCAGAGGCTGAGGGGGAGATGCCGGATGATACGGGCATGGTGCCGGTAGAGGATGAGGCCGAGAGTGACGATACGGTTAAAGAGTGGTCAGGGGTTTATTAGATGCCCAATCTTGACGACCTCCCCGCAAACCTTCAAGCTGTCATCCGTGAAACCTTGCGACAGGTTGACGCCCTGTCGGCCAAAATGGAAGCCGGCGATATTACCGTCGACCAGTGGCGCGACCAGATGGAGGCAATCATCGAAGCGCAGACCGAGAGCAGTTTGGAAGCGGGCGCAGGGGAAACGGTCGGGGCGGCTGACTTGCTGGAGCGCCTTATTCAGGTTCAGCTCGACTTCCTGGCTGTCTTTGCCGCTGATATCGTAGCCAACCATTGGCTACCCGCTTACCGTAGCCGGGCACAGATGTACGCCGAATCGGTCAAAGTCAGTTACTACAACGGCGAAATCATCAAGCAGGTGGGGCGTGTCTTGCCGCTGCCCGCAATGCCTGCGGAGGGCACCATCTGCCTCACGCGCTGCGGCTGTAGTTGGGAGATCGAGACGGTCAACGCCGCCAACCGTGATTACGATGCCTACTGGCGGCGGGGCAAGACAGATAGCTGCGCGACGTGCATTGAACGGGAGAAGCAATGGAGTCCGGTACGGATTAGAGGAGGGGAGTTACGAAGATGACCACCATCCGGCTTGAGAAAATCATCCCCAAAGGTGGCTTGTTCGATGAAGCCAAACTGATGAAGGCCCTGGATAACACCGTGACGGGTATTGCCAAAGATATCAAGGTCGATTTGGATGCGTCCGTTTCGACCTTTAGCAATGCGCCGAAGGCGAAGCACAAGCTGTACGGGCGTTGGGGGCGGGATATCTACCTTGAGGATGAGCGGGTGACCTGGCTGAACGATGGCACCCGCGTTCGGTACGCCACGATGACGCCGGGGTTTGTGGCGAAGTCAGTACCGCGCACGCTGGCTAGTCGACCGGGACGCGGCGGCGTACTGTACGTCAACCGCAACCGACCCCGGCCGGGGATTAAGGCGCGTGAGTGGGACAAGACGGTTGCAGACAAATGGCAGAAACTATTACCAGGGGTTGTAGAGCGGATGGTGCTGAGTGAGCTATAGGAACGGAACAGAGAAACAATCTGACTTGTGGATGTTGGTTGAGGCGATGCAACGGGAGACGGGCGGCGGTTGCGCCAAGGCCGTCACCGTCACCGCGTTCTTTGACCAGCAGGGGAACCTCGTAGGGCGGACCGAGGTCAAAAGCGTGAAACTGTTGCCTGGCTCACTGACTGAACTGTTAAAAAACCTGTTTTCCGGTTGACCGGGTTGACATAGGGAGACGGTGTGATAAAATAGTAAAGTAACCTGTCTTTAGGCGGGAACTAATTTAATAGAGCATAGCCAAGAGCGGCCCCAGGACAAGATGCCTGGAGGCCGCTCTTTTTGTTTTAAATCCTATGACCTTAATCAGCCTGACCAAAGCCGAATCGGACGCGCCCAACTATCGAGACGCAGGCCCTGCCAATCTCAACGTCTGCGAGACCTGCCGCTACTCGGAAGGCGATAGGCGCTGCACCCGCTACGATTTCAACTACCGCAACGGCTGGACGTGTGATGCCTGGCGCCCCAACGTTGAGGCCACCCGGAAACGACACCAGGAATTGAGCCAGATGACGAAATCTGCAACTTTCAAACGCGAAATACCCAACCGGGGCGACCTGTCCGGCTCCGACTTCCTGTACCCGGACCTGCGCTCGTTTCCGATTGTCAAGCCTGCCGATGTCAAAGCGGCGGTCAATGCGTGGGGGCGAGCGTCGAAGGTTCGAGCAGCCGGCCACACGTTTGAGGATTTCAAAAAGCGACTGACGCGGAAGGCCCGCAGTAAAGGCGCTGAATTTGTGGCAATGCTACCGAAAGATTGGATGGACAGCGAGAAGTCCTTCGCCGTCTTTAAGGTCGCCGCCGGTCGATACCGTTGGGTGATGCGCTCCTCTTCTGCGTTTGAGGATAAAGACCGGGAAATCGTTTCAACCAAGGCCCTCGACAGTGCGGTCGCTTACGGTGACCAGGCCCAAGAACGCGGCCCGCTGCGCTTCTGGCATATGCCGGGCGTCGATATCGGCGAGTGCGATTTCCAGATGCTGCATGGTCGGATGCTGATTGAGTCCGGCACATTCAAGGATAGCGACATCGCCGAACGGGTAGCAGAAAAGGCGCATTTGTTCGGCGGCTCGATTGGATTTAACCACCCCCAGAGCGAACCTGACGCCGGGGGGGTGTTTCACAATATCAGGATATTTGAACGGTCGCTCGTTCCGATTGGGCGGGCGTCCAACCGATTTACAGCTATGACAACTGTAAGGAGTGATACTATGTCAAAAGAAAAACGAGAGGCGCTGAAGGCGTTGGTGGGTGAAGAAAAAGCCGACCAGATACTTGCTGAAGCGTTCGCATCCCAGAAGGCCGCTGAAGCCCAAGGGTTCACGTACAAGAGCAATGATGAGTTGGCTGAATTAAACGCGGCTGAACTCATCGACTACGCCCTCGCCATGAAAGAATTTGAGGACAGCTACCAACCCGAACCCGAAGAGGACGAGACCGCCGAAGAGACCCCGCTGACCGCCAAGGAATTTCAGGCGGGTATGGCCGAGTTTGCCGCTGTCCTGGCTTCCTCTCTCAAGGAAGCCATTACCGGGCAGGCTGCTCCGGCTCCCGACCGCAAGAAAGAGATTGACGCGGCGGCTCAGGAAATCGAAACCACCAAAAAGCAAGTCACCGCCCTGCAAGCCCAACTCAAGGAAGCTCAAACTCAACTCGCCGAGCTGACCGGCGAGCAGACCCGCGCGGTCAAGGAAGGCTATCGGGCCACGCAGAAGGCCGAACCGATTGACCCCGATGAAACCAAGGCCCGCAAGCAAAAAGAGATGGCGGCTCAGGGCGATCCGTGGGGGCTGACTCAAATCCAAGACCAACTCGGCGGCTGGCCCGGCCAGAACGGTCAGTAAGGCTGATAAAGGATAAATGATATGAGCACTTTAACTTACACCCAGGAAGAAATGATAAAAACGGCGGTCAAAGAGATGATCGCCCAAACCGTCAAAACACCGACCGGCAATCCGAGCAACATCTACGCCCACGGCCCCGGCGGCTTGCTCTCTCCCGCCGGATTGTCGCGGGGGATTGCCAATGCGATGATCTTGCCCTCATCCGGGCTGGCGATGATGTTGCCCGCTCGAACCAGCGTCATGGACAATCCGTTGCACGGCATTTTCACCGGCGTGACTGCTGACACCGGCGATGAACCGGCTGACCGCTGCGATGACCCGCCCACGGCTGGGGTCAGTAAATTATGCACCCATACCTTTACCTGGGGTTGGGTGGGCCGAAGAAGCCGAGAATTACGCCTGGACCGGCTGGGGCACCTGACCAACCGAGGCGAGTTTACCGACCAGCTCCTGGTCGGTAACCCGCTTCAGGGGCCGGATGTGATGAGCCTGCCCGTGCCGATGTCTGACAACCCGCTGGCCAATGAGCAGACCAAGCTCTTGTTCGAGCTCCGCGTCAGCCTGCTTCGCACGATGGCCCCCGACATCTTTACCGGTGACCCGAGCAACAATACGGGCGCGGTCGGTGCTTCCGGCAGGGAGTATTACCGCGGATTGGACTTGCTTATCAATACCGGATACCAGGACGCCATTACCGGGCAAGCCTGTCCGGCGGCTGACTCGATTGTGCGGGATTGGAACAATGTCAATGTTGAGGATGACACCACCGGCCTGATCGAGGAAATCACCGACATTATGCGGAACCTCAAGTATATCGCCCGTCGGGCCGGCCTGGCTCCGACAAAATGGGCTATTGTGACCACGTGGGGACAGTTCTTTAAACTGTCCGACATCTGGCCTTGCTCGTACCTGAGCTACCGATGTCAAAACCTCCCCACCGGCACAACCAACTTTATCAGCGCCACCGAGCAAAACGACATGCGGGACGCGATGCGCGGTGATATGTACAACCAGACCGGGCAATACCTACTTATCGACGGTGAGCGCATTCCGGTTATTATCGATGATGGTATCACCGAAAGCGGGACCGGGATCGCTGGCGAGTACAGCAGCGATATCTACTTCGTGCCGTTGACGGTCAAAGGCGCCGGCGGCTCACCTGTCTCTGAGGGCGGCGGTCTGGCAACGTACTTTGAGTATTACGACCTTCGCAACTCAACCAAGCTGGCGACGGAATTGGTCCCACAGGGCGCGTATGCGACCAGCCCAGAAGGTCGGTTCCTGTTCCATAAATACTATCCGGTCAATCTATGTATTCAAATGGCCGGATGGACACAGCCTCGTCTCGTTCTGGAGACGCCGTATTTGGCTGCGAGGTTGCAGAATGTGGCCTACACACCGCTGTCGCATCAGCGTTCACCGTTCACGGATAACGCCTACTTTGTTGACGGCGGGCGTACTGATTACCTCGGATATGGGCCGAGCTACTACCCGCCCACGTCCTAACGCCTGACCTCGGTCAGGAACTCCTGTATAGCGCGGCGCGGTCGGTTTCCACCCTCCTCCCGACCGCGCCGCCAAAGGAGCGCCTGACCTCAACTACGCTATACAGGAGCGTATAACTATGGAAATGGAAAACATCTTGATTACAGGGGGAAGCGGGACACTAGGGCATGCCCTAGCCAAGCGGCTGTATAACGAATGCGACATCACCATCTATAGCCGCTCCGAGTACCTGCAAGCCCAAATGCGAAAAGAATATCCTGATTGTCGCTATGTCTTGGGCGACGTGCGCGACTATGGCAGATTGCACGCCGCAATAGCTGGGCACGATACGGTGATACACGCGGCGGCCATGAAGCGGCTGCCGGAATGCGAGGCGCAGCCTTCGGAGTGTTGGCAGACTAACGTCATGGGGTCAGAGAATGTAGCCCTGGCCTGCATCTCGAATGGTGTCAATCGATGCGTTGGCATCTCGACGGACAAGGCATGTCAGGCCGTCACAATGTATGGAGCTTCTAAACTGGCCATGGAGCGAGTGTTCCAAGCCCAACCCAAAAACGCTACGGTGTTTACCCTGGTCCGGTACGGAAACGTGCTGGAGAGCCGGGGAAGCGTGATTCCGTTTTGGCGCAGCCAGGTAGCTGTCGGCCGCCCGGTTACCATTACGGACTACCGGATGAGTCGCTTTTGGATGACCCCGCGCGAAGCGGTTGACCTGGTTATGGCAACGCTTGAGTTGGAATTTATCAGCGGCGGCGAAGTGCTGGTCCCGAAAATGAAGGGTCTGCCGGTCGTGAAGATGGCTGAGTATGCCATCGGGGCCGACCACGATATGACCGAGATCGGTCTGCGGTCGATGGAACGGCTGCATGAATGGCTGGTCGGTCCTGATGAGTTGGTTTTAGAGGAGGCCCCTGATAGTTTTCTGCTCTCCTCGACGCACGGCGAAAGCGGTCACAACTGGCGCAGCGATACCGCGCCGGAACTGAGCGAAGCTGAATTTATGGCAATGCTCGGGGAGGTAGAGGCGTGAGTGACGTGACCCCGGTTGTCATCATCCTGCAAACCTATGAGCGCACCGATTACGCCAAGCGGACCATCAAGGCAGCCAAAGAAAACCTTATCTATCCTGATTTACGTTGGTACATCGCTGATGACGGTTCACCCAAAAAGCATTTTAACGCGGTCAAGCGGGCCTTGCGTGGTCAGGATATTATCGGCAGCCATAACGAAGATTTGGGTTACGGGGCCACAGCTAACAAGGCCCTGCGAGCCGCCGACGATATCAGCCCAATCACCCTCTGGCTCGAAGACGATTGGGAGCTAAAGCGCCCCCTCGACCTCGCCGATTATGTAGCTCTGCTCGAAGAGGACCAGGGTGCGGGGATGATTCGATTGGCCCATATCCCTATTGATCTTGAAGGGATAACCGGCGGCTGGCGCGGGCAAATCCTGCTCAGGCTGTACGCCACGCGGCAGTATTTTTTCTCAGGCAATCCCAGTCTCAGACACAGACGATTTTTTGAAGCTTACAACCTCTATCCCGAGGGTCTGAAACCGGGCGAAACTGAGCTGAAATACGATGAACAAATACAGGCCACCGGCGGCGGTCCCAACATTTACATCCCGATTGATGCGGGTTCGTGGGGCTATTTTGGGCATATCGGGGAGGTTAAATCGTATGACTGACCTGATGACCTGGGTAAACGAAACCAAAGAACAAGCCGCCAATCCTCAGCACGAATGGGACCGGCGGGCGTTAAAATGGTCGCTTAACAAAAACAGCGTAGTCGTTGAAATCGGAGCCTATAAGGGCCGCTGGGCGCTTCAGATTGCCGAGCGATACAACCCCAATCTCTACCTGTTTGAGCCGCAGGGGTGGGCGTTTGACTGTCTGACGGATGTCCTCAGCCGCTATCAGGCTCGGACATTTAACTACGCCCTGGGCACCGAGAGCGGACAACAATGGCTGGGGAGTTTCGGCAACGATGGGGCTACGCTCCTGAGTGACAACGGGGTTGAAATCAAAGTCGTTGACGTGACAGAGACCATCCTGCCACGTCTTGATATCGATCTGATGTTGATCAATATCGAGGGCTATGAGTATGAGCTTATCCCGTATCTGATTGAATGCGGTGTGACGCCCAAGGCGCTGATGGTTCAGTTTCACGCCCACGCCGACCCGTCTGGGATTCAGCTATTCAAGATTGTCGACGGCCTGAACCGGTTGGGTTATCAGATAAAGTGGTCGTATGGATTCACGCTGACCGCCTGGGAGCGTGCGGAATGAAAAACGTCTACATCTCCCCCCAATTCAATGACCCGGACGCGGGCGACGGTGGTATCCGGCGGGTGGTCGAGGCAATGGCTCGATACCTGCCCGACTACGGTTGGCAGGTCGTTGACGACATGGAACAAGCCGATCTGATTAAC